ACGGTGATGTCGGCGTTGAGTTCCTGGCTGAAGACCTGCTGGAAGGGACCGGAGATCCAGGAGCGATCTGCGTCGTCGCCTGTGATGCTGTCTGCGCTGATGAGCCCTGTATAGACGCCCTTGGCAGTCACGGCCTGCGATCCCGTCGTCCCGAGCGCTGGGGCAGTCGTCACGCACGCCACGCGACCGCGGCCCGTCTTGCTGGATGCGATCGCGTTGGCCCATAGGTTCGCCCGCATCTGCTTGTTGCCGTCTGGGGTCATGCCGTTGCTCTGGAAGTTGCGCGCCGACCAGATGGCCACGATGTCATTCGTCGCATCCACTCCGGGCAACGTCTTGGTGATGGCCGCCGCGTAGTTCAGGTTGATGCGGTTCGAGAGGGTGTCGGGGCTCGGAGCCGCACCGCCGGCCGCGGGAGCGAAGATAGCCGTGGCCGCCGCTGCCGCATTGAGGGTCGCGGGAGTGCCGGACAACACCGTTCCGGCGTTCACGCCCGGCAGCGGGTTGCTCGCCACGATGCCGTCGACGATCGTGTTGATGCCCGCGATGGCCTTGGTGGTGCCCTTGACGAAGAAGCAGGTGATGCCGGTGGTGGGGCTCGATGACCCCACGTACGTCAGAGCGCCGGACGCCGGATCCTGTGTGAAGTTGATCCCCAGTGTCAGAGAACCGGCGCAGGTCGTCCCCGAAGGAATCGTGACCTGCTGGGACGTCGCGATGATGACGTTGGATCCATCGGAGAAGCGCGTCCCCGATGGGATCACGATGTCCTTATTGGTCACGCCGCTCGTAATGTCGGCTGCGTTGACTGTGAGTGTGCAGGTGATGAACGCCTTGGCGACGCTGCTGTTCGCCACCACCATGTCGCAATCGACGCGCTGGATCACCAGGCCCGAGAAGGTCTTGCCCTTCAGCTCGGCCCACAGGTTCCCGTCGAACGTCACACCAGAGCCGTCCTGTGCGGCGCTCAAAGGATCCACTCCGCTCTGGCTGAGAAGTGTGAAGCGGCTGGGGGTTCCGACGAAGTAGTTCAGGATGTCGCTCGGCGCCGTCACCTTCGTGGGGCTGAACGGGCCTTGAAGGCACTCGCCCACCACGCAGGCGTTGACTCGGCCCGGGCCGACCGGCTGATTGACGCCTGCGCCGTCGATGGCCACGAGGCGTTCCAGCTCCAGGAGCTTGGCCAGTGTCGGCATCTGGGTTGTACGCAAAATGAACATGGTCTAGCTCCTTATGCCGTTGGTGAACGTGCTGGTGGTCGTCGAGATGGTCCGGCCGTCTCCCGTCTGAAGAACTTCCGTGACCGTCGGGGTAAATGGATAGACGGCGCCGAGTTGCACTTTCGGCGCCTGCATGGAAATGACGAAGCTGGCCTCGCGCTGGTTCCGCACGGCCGCGTCTTCGGAGTCGGTGTTGCTGCCCTTCTGCAGAGCCGCCCGGGCGGTGAGCCCCCAGTATTCGGGCAGGTCGAGCAGCAGCCCGTAGGGCGGGACGCTCGGGTTCATGGTGACGTTCCTGGTCTGGAACGCATCCTCGATCGCCAGCTTGAGCAGTGACCGCATGGCGGTGCTGCCGGCCCGGATCTGCAGGTCGAACTCGTCGATCATTTCGGCCGTCTTGTACAGGCCGAAGCTGGGCGGATCGTTCGGCCCGGTGTCTTTGCTCTCGATGGTGTCCTCGAGCAGTTTGGGCGCTCCGCCTGAGTCCGAGTAGGTCCACTCGGGAGGTGCCATCACGCAGGCAGCAGGAGGATCGTACTTGTCCTCTTGGGTCGGCCACTCGTCGAACACGTGCGCGAAGTGAACCCGCTGACCACCGATGTCTCGATCGATGGCTTCGATGACCCGGCTGAGGGCCAGCGCGCAAGCATCCCTCACGTCCATGCAGGCCGACTTTGAAAAGTCGCTGGAGTGCATCAGCCGTGGCTCCCCTTGAATTCGGCGCCCACGATCGCGAGCCTGGCGGCGTGTCGGCATGCCTCGACGATTCGCTTGCTGGCGCGCTCGAACACTCGCAGGCCCTTGGGTTGCCAGATGCCGCGGCGCTTGATGGCTGCCGCGATCGCGTAGGCCGCGGACCGCTCCATGCCGTGCCGCTGCGCCCAGCCCATGAGGGCCTGGATGCCGGCCTTGCCGACGCCGAAGCCCGGCCGGCGACCACCATCAACGATAGACGCCTTGGGATCTTTCGAGTAGATGCGACCACCGTCGTCAATCGCCATCGTGAACCACGAGTTGGCGTAGGTGCGTCGGTCAACTGGAGGGCGCGGCTTGGTGGCGTTGATCTCCTCGTTGACGATCACTCGTCCCCGTTGTTGCAACGTCTGCCGCACCCCTCTCACGGCCGCCGCGTGGCGCTCTCTGGGAATTCGTGAGATGTAGCCGCCCAAGTCTCGAAGCTGCACGTGGCGAATCACGACGCCACCTCGGGCTCAACCTCGTAGGAGGTCGACTGCTTGGTCAGATTCACGCGCCAGTGCAGCCCGGTGCGGTTCAGCATCGGGACACCACTCGGCACGTACCGCCGCGGCTTGGTGGGTGGGCACGTGTTGCGGCGCTCCCGCACTTCCCAGAAGAACTCGACGTTGCCGGCGCTCGTCTGTGGTCTCACCGGATCGGCCATGTCGGGCGTGGTGCCCAGTAGGTCAGCCTCGCTGAACCGCTGGCTGATACGATCGATGAAGAGTCCGCCGCCTTCCGTCTGGCCGAAAGCCGACGCGGCGAACGTGGTGCTGAGCATGTCCTGGACGCGCGGGGTCGGCAGGATCTCGATTCGCGACGTCTCGACCGGCCGCCCGAGTCCTCGCTTTCCCGGCCAGCGCCAATGCACCAGGAATACCTGATAGGGACGGACCCCGAGATCAGTGGCAATCTGGCGGATGCGATCGCATGTGGGGCCCAGCGAATCCGCCAGCGAGCGCCGCGACGCCTCGGGATGCACCTGCCCCGCGATGGCCGGAATCTCGGCCAAGACGTCGCTCGGAGAAGTGCGGTCCATCAGGAGGCGTCCCCCGCGATGAAGTAGCTGACGGTGGAGTTGGTCCCGATGAACTTGATGGCCGTGAAGGCGTCGTCGGGGTTCGGCTGGTGGAAAATCTGCATCCCGCCGCCGCTGAGGGGGATTTCTTGATCGACACCCGCGGCGCTCGTCAGCAGCATCGTCACGCTGTCTCCAGTCGCGCGAACGATCAGCACCCGGACCTTGGCGACGTTCTCCAATGGAAGAACGAACGGCGCTAGCAACGTCGCGTCGCTGATGTCGTCTTGGCTGGTCTTGCTGGCCTCGTAGGCCGCGCAGAAGCTCGTATCGAACGGCCCGCAGGCAAGCCCAATGGAACAACCACTCGATGCGGTTCCGATCGCAATCCCAGAGTGCTTCACAATCACGGGACTCATCACGAAACTCCGATCATGCCGGTCTGAACCTTGCCACCGAGCGACTGCAGCGCCTTGAACCGCGCCGAGAAAGGGTAGATCGTACAGTGCAAGGTGTCCGACAGGCGGGCCACTTGCCGCATGTACTCGCCCTCCAGCATGTTGGTCTCGTTGGCGTTCAACTCGATGCCGTCGACCTTGCTGGCCTGCATGCGGATCTGAGCGTCGACGATGGCCCCGTCGATCATGTCGAGTCGGGATACCAGCTCGCGAACAAGCGACTCAGCCGCCGGCAGCAACAGCACGAAGGACCGTTCCAGCAGAGTCATCAGGGGACTGTCGAGGGGGACGCCGGCCGACAACGATGGACCAGCCGAAAGGTTCGGATAGCCCATGTGATAGCGGATGCGAACCTTTTCCCCGTCGCTCAGCATGTCAGGTGACCGGCTCCGTACGAACTTGGTTCAGGATCTCACGGAACCCCGAGTTGCTGTAGACGTTGGCGTCGAGCACGTCGCCGGCGGTGAACCGGCAGGGGTAGCCTCCGATGATGACCTTGGCGCTCTGGAGCACGCGCACCCGCGTGCGTGGGGCTTCGACGACGGGCATCTTGATGTCGTCCGGCGTGGTGTCGCCCATGAAGTTCTGCGCCACCGTAACGTCCAGTGCCTCGACAGGAGAGTGCTCGGCCTTGAACTCTTCGACCGTCACCGCCACCCCGGCGAGGGGATCTTCTTTGACGGCCGGGGGCGGCGCAGCGCCCTCGCCCGGCTTGTCCTTCTTCTTGGCTGACCTATCGCTCATCAGGCTCATGGGGTTTCTCCTGGTCGAAAAGAGGCGGGACGTAGGACTCCAGCGCGTGCAGATACATGCTTTGTCCCAGCACGATGGGGTCTGCTCTTGCGAGAGCCGAACGTCATGGCCGAAGCCACCGGCCGACGAAAATCATCGGGGCCGCCAGAGGGGGACGCGGTTCCGTGGCCACAGGCCAGAGTCTGCGTTCCCCGAACGCAGCACAACATCTCGGACACGGCACGAGGCCAGTTCGAGTTCGCCATCAAAAACGGGCGCATCCGCTGAGTGACCAGACCAAGCGAGCGCGTATCCGTAACCATCAGGCGACAAGTGCTGCTAACCGACATGTTCGTATAGGCGAGCGCCGAAGCACCGCCACCACGTCGGCGGGCCAGAACACAGCGACACGATCGCGTGTGTTTACGACTCGAAAAGAGTCCAGGCCCATTTATTGGCCCGAAGGCCAAACTCGACGATGGCATACCCGCCGGCTCAAGAGCCGTTCGTGTCGGGTATGCCTCGTGTCCAAACATAGCTCCTCTGAGACGAGGTTGGCTAGACGTGCTCGCAAACGACGCAGCGCTTATAGCGCGCAGAGTCACCAGTCGCAGCGTCGGTGCGGGTCGGCCAGTCCATGATGGTCTTCCACACGCCGGTCACGAGATCGCCCATCACGTTGACAGGCGCCCGAAGGTAGCACTGCACGCGGTCGGCGTTGACTTCCACGCCGTTGTTGGTGAGCTGGCTGAAGTCGCCAATCTCGCCGTTGATGCCGGCCTCGGTGATGAGCCCGCGCAGGTCCGCGTAGTACTCGTAGATGGCCTCGGCGCCGATGAAGATCGGGCGCTGCACTTCCGTGCTCGGAATCGCGCTGATGGTGGCGCCGGTCGTGAACTCGCCGCCGAAGCGCTCGCCCATTCGCGCGTTGCCGTTGTAGGCGTTCTGCAGGCCGCCCGCGATGTTGGACTTCTTCGGGGTCTCGGTGTCGTTAAACACCAGTGTGCCCAGCACGTCGCCCAGTGTGAACTCCTTGTACCAGTAGTAGTCAGGCAGCGAGGTCAGGAGCTTCTGCGCCTCGTCGCTCGAGAAGAGCTGGTTCTTGGAGTAGCTGTTGAAGTGCGAGTGGTAGAAGCCGTCGGGCATCTTGGGGACGTTCGAGTCCTCCAGACGGGCCACCGCCTGGCGGAACATGTCGAACGTGAACGTCGAGGTCGCCGCGAGACCGTCGACTGACAGCATGGTCGAAGCCGGCCGCACGATGAAAGAGCAGTCGTCCGACCAGACTGGATCACGCACTGCCAGTGTCACAGTTTCCGCCACCATCAGAACGCCGGGGCCCGTCTCGTCGCCCGAGTACGTCGGGGTGAACCCCGTCACAGTGGCGTCGTGGGTGACACCGGCGTTCTTGTAGTGAATCTTGAGCGGGTTGGTCGGCGAGACGGCCGAGAACTGCACGGGAGATCCCGCCGACAGGTCGGGACGACGCGAGGTCGTGAGACCGTTCAGCCGAGCGACCGTGATGGTGGTGCCGGACGCCTGCACTGCCGTGCAGACCGTCTGTCCACTCAGGCCTGCGTTGTACAGGCGGTCACGCACGCAGCG